TTAAAATTTTAGTTCATTCAAACCATCAAGCAGATTGGATTTCATTTTATCAGTAACATGGTTATAAATCTCCAGCGTAGTAGATACATCTTTATGTCCTACGCGTTCCATAATCGTTTTGATAGGCATGCCCATTTCTGCTAAAAGTGAAACATGTGTATGTCTCATATAATGAGTGGTTACTGGTTTATTAATTCCAGCTAACTTGGCGGCATTTTTTAGGCATGTTTCGAAAGTTCGATAGTCTATTGGCATGCCTTTTCGATTTGTGAAGAGATATCCGCGATCAATGTATTCGGAGAATTCATTTTTCATTAATTGGTTTTCATATTGTACTTTCTCTATGATTTTGATTGCTCTTTCTGAAAGGGTGACATTTCGGAAGGCCATAGATGTTTTCGGGAAAGTTCGGATTGGCTCATCTGAATATTTTCCATCTCGATGGTCAATAGTTCCATCAACCTTAATATAGCTGCCGAAAAACTCTGAATTTCTTAAAGCAATCAACTCACCATATCGTAAACCGGTCAAAGCCTGAAATTCAACCATATCTGCTTTTCGTGTATTCACTGATTTTGAGTTCAATTGATCAATCAGGGCCTTAAGTTCCCATTTCTCAAGGTATTTTTCCTGCTTTTCTTTTTGCCGAAGAACCAGATCCAGTTGAAATTGGGGGACAACAACTTGGTAGTTATCCAATTTTGCCTGCTTCATAACTGAAATTACTAAGGCCTTTATCTTTTTTGTGTAATTAAGAGAATATTTTTCCTCATAATAAGCCCTCTCTACAATATCTCTTAAGAACGATTCATCAATTTTCCGAAGTATCGTGTCTTTTCCAACTAATCGCTTAACAGTTCCAATGGAGGTCAGTACAGAAAGATAGGAGGATTTTTTCACTTTTATTTTATATTTTTCTAAATATCTTTCTAATGCTTTTTCAAATGTAATATCTGGTTCTTTTGGTGCATTTATTTTCTCAGTAATTTGTTCCTGCAGCAATTTGGCCGCCTGATTTTTGGCTTGATTAGATCTGCTGGTCAACGTTACACTTATAATTTTTGTTTTTTCGGTAGAAGGATCGATATATCTTTCTCGATATCGATAAACTGTTTTTCCATCTTTTCCTATTCGCTCATTGATCCACATGTTCATTCCTCCTATTTTCTGCTAAAAATACATAAAGGACTTTAACAGTTTTGATTTGTATGCATATCCGCTAAGCTAGGGAAATGGATGTACATTTTTCTGCCTAATGATATATTTCGGCTTGTGTATTATCTAACTTTATCTACACATCAGTGGATATTGAAAAGATTAGAAATCAATACATTCGGATAGATTTTTTTCCAGTGTATACAAACGTATGTTCTTGTTCGGGGTAAAAAGAAAAGCCCGAAGGCTAATCTTTTATAAGAGTTTAATTGCGGTGATTATTACACCAGCAAGAGTAATTGCAGTGCCTATTAACCATCTAACGTTTGCAGCATGCTGAGTTTTTAATTCGAGTTTTAAATCTTTAAACTTATTGTCAATTTTCAAATCTAGAATTTCTAATTCTTTTTCTAATTCTCTTTTTGTTACGTAACTATTCATTTTCTCTCCAACTCCTGAAAAATTGTCATTGCCATTGTATGCATCTGAAGGATGAAACTTAACAACTTTATCTTCAAATTTGGTAATATTATGGGGTGTACATGCGGGATTAGTCATTTTTAAATTGCCTAAATGGTAACTTAGTATCAAGCATGACATTATTTAAAGAATAAAACAGATTATCAATATCCTCTATAGTCGAAAAGTCTTCAATGGAAAAGAAAATTTTTACTGATAGAAATGCTTTTATGAAGTCGTAATATGGCGTTTTTCGATCTCCCTCGAATCCGCCTTCCATTGGAACAGATTTCTTATCAATCGTTAGCAATTCGAAATCTATCACTTGAGAAGATGAATTTTCAGCGATTTCCGAAAGTAGCATATTATAGAATTTAATTATCCGATATCCCTTTCCAGTAGAGTAATTGGTTTCATAAACACAAAAATTAATGAATAATGGATTACTAGAATGTTTAAGAATATAATTTAATCCAACTATTTCCATAACCAATGAAAAGGTTTTTGATGAATTGATATCAATATTGGCTATTTCTTGTGTTATCGTCTTTCCGTCTAACTTTATTTCATAACTTGATAAAGCAGGCAAATAGGGAATATTTCTGATCCGTGTTTCTAAGTTCATAAAAAATTTCCTTTCTGAAGGATTTTATTTTCATACTATTTGATTGTGATAATTATTTTTCGGTTGATTTAATCAAGCATCTGTTTACTCGATTGTAATCCGTTGGCATGACGCCAGTTGGTAGAAAGTACCAGTTATTTGAATCTTTTTTGGAAATTTTGTCAGGTAGTAGTTCTAGAGCTAATAGAGCTCTGTTTTGATTAAAAGATGGACATTTCCTAAAAAGTACTGATTTATAATTGATTTTTTCTTTTATTGCTTGTTTGTCAATTATCCAATTTCCTTTTTTATCAAATGAACCAAAAGACCACCAAGGGGTTTGAGAGGGGGTTAACATCAAGCGATGACAGCCAAAAGGATTAGATGTCCACTCAGAAGCACCATAACAGAAATTAGGATCATTAAATTTCAACTTGTCTCCAAAGCAGATATTTATTTTTCCTAGTGACTTGTTATCAATTGTTTCGCCATTGATAAATACAAATGTGGATTTCCACGAACCAACTAATTTAAAAAGACGTTGAAAATCAAGATAATGCTTTGCAAAATAAAAGGCCTGATAGATATTATTACCTGAGTCATCAGTATCCTCAACAAAACGATCAGAATTTTTTGCAAGATACAAGGCTTTTTCAAAATTTTTAGATGAAGATTTTCCAAAGCCGATAGAAATATTCCATTGATCATATATTGAAAAATCATCAGGATTGGAGATTTGTTTATTTGGCTCTGAATCTTGTTTTTTTGATTTTTGATTATTTTTTGTAGCTAAATCTGTCGATTTTATTAATATAGCAATTGAACTTATTTTTTCGATTTGAGAAGGAGATAATTGACTATTGAATTCTAAAAATGAGTCTTTGAATTTATTTATGTGATTATCTTTTGCTTTATCAGTGGTAAGTGAATCAATCTTTTTTCCAAGTTTTTCTGCCATTCGTTGAATCAGTTTATCGATATATAGTGATTTGTTTTCCAAGAGATCAGCATGCATTTCTTCTAAATCAATGCCAGACACAGAAATTTTATTAGAGTAAATGCGGACTTGTTTGAGCACATTTTCAAGATTACTAAGCGCTGTATCGTATCTGGAAAAAAAGACCTTTGGCTCGGTAGTTTTATTTATGAGTGAGTATGAATCATTGATAATTGACAAATTTTGTTCCATAACCTGTTTAATGAGAGCTAATCCAAATGTGCCGGCTTGCTTTGATATATTTTTTTTTGGAGATCGAGATTTTTTTCGTCCTTTTTTAAATAAACCAAACAATCCCATCGATTTCACCTCATATCTTTCAGAAATAGATAAATTTTTAAAATTTAACAACAGCAATAGAGAATTCTTATTGATAATGTCCATTATTTGACATTGTTAAGTTAAAGGTGCCAATCCGTGATCATACCACCAATCAGAGTCAGCTTGTTTGCCAGCGTTACCGATTTTGGTTTTTGTCTTAGGTTTCGTCCCATCAAGAATAATATTATTGATTGCATATCCATTAGCTGCAGAATAGAGGATAGTACCGTCAGCACTTACATCGTATGTCCAATTGTCAAAGTTAATCGAATCTAAGTTTGCTTTGTTGAAATCTACACTAATAGCTAGATTTTTGGATTCATTCCCCTTATTGTCAGAAAAGGTGGCTGTAGTTTGAATAATAATGTCTTGAAACTTGCTTCCTTGCAATTCTTTTAAGATATCAGCGGCTTCTTTCGGAAAAGTCATCGCAACGAGAGAATTTTCACCCAGGGACATTTCGGTCGGATAACAAATAATTAAGTTGTCACCATCTATCCTAGTTTTAGCATTATTGATTTTTGCAGTAGAGATTGCTTTAGCAGTTAGTTCTTGGTTTGTCAAATTCTTTTTATTGTTATCACCAGAAGTTTGTGCCTTATCAGAGTCAGTTGAAGTGGAAGATTTAATGTTAGTCATAAAAAAAGAAGACATTATAATAGATAAAATAAGAACGGCAAAAGATATACCAATTACTCGCAAACTTGCTTTTTTTCTCTTTTTTCTAATTAATGAAAAAATTAGCATTATAAAACCAACAAAAATAGCTATAACTGAGAAAACTCCCATAATTGCAGTAATAGTCCCCAAATGAAAAACTCCTCACATAATTTATTTTCAACTCCTATTTTATAAATATCAACTTGAAGCTCAAAGACCTGCTTAAATATGTTTTACATTTTTAACAATAGTATAAGTATGCGCTAATTCTTTGATAACGTCTTGATAGTTCGGATCTAGGCCATTTTGTTCGATAAATTTCATAAAGTCGAAATCTTGAATATCCATGCCGGTCATGGATACATAAATCTTCAGTAATTCTGAAAGCATAAAGCGTTCGGCCTGATATTCCATTTTTGCATGAAAACCGTCTAACAAATATAGACTTTGGAGATCGTCGTGAAGTATCCCGTGTCCGGCTTCATGAAGGATCACTTTAATTTGTGAAAGATCATCCAGTTGGTCAGAGATGAAGATTGTTTTATATTCTGTTAAATAATAACCTGGTTTGTTAATAGGTACCAACTGAAGAATAATCCCATATTTTTCTAGAAGCGCTTTCATTTCACCCATTTAAAAGCACCTCGCTTTTACTTGCTGTATTTACCCTTAAGATAGGCTCGAATTATTTCACGGTCATGATCAGTAATTGGTTCCCCATCAAAGCTCATGGCATTATCAAGCATTTTATCAAGATCTGCGTCACTAAAATCGCCTTTTCCTTTTTCGCCATCGACGTGGATATTATCTAATTCATCGCTTGTGATATAACCAGCTAATTCCATGAGTTCAGAATAAGAAGTTTTAGAAGAATAAGCATTTGCTAGTCTCCTTAAAATATCAGCAGAGGGTTCAATTGGTTTTCCGCTTCTCGGATCAATACCTTTGATAAGGTATCTCAAATAATTGTGGCTGATCCCCGTTTTTTCTGACATATCGCGGTAAGAGTCTTTCCCTTTAAGTTGTGCGATTTTTTCAGACAAATTCAATTATCATCACCGCCTTTAAGTAATATCTATATTACATAGTGTAAATCGGAAATTACAAAAAAGATATAAAAAAACCGTACTACATACTTTACATATAGTAATTCATGTGTTACTATTCATTTAAGGATGAAAGCGAGGTGATGAAGATGAAAAATAATTTAAGGGAGTTTTTGCAATATAAAAATGTTTCTCAGGCTGAGTTGGCCGAATTAACAGGACTTTCACGCCCTTTTATTAATCGCTTAACTAATGAAAAAGACGGCGTGGATCCGCAGCAAAGTACTATGGAAAATATTGCTAATGCGCTAGATTCTACGGTATTTGATATTTTTTTTAATCAGAATGTACAACTTGTGTTACAAACAAAAAAAGCCAATCAGAAGTGATATGAAAAGGAGCTGACGAAATGAAAAATTCAATAGTAATCATTCAAAGCAACTCAACTTGTGGCAGCAAATTTGAAGCTAAGGATATTGATGAAGCAAAAAAAATCGTGAAAGAACTGATCAATGAAGAAACAGTATCAATCACGATTAAGCAAAAAGAATGGGATAAAGGGAACGCTACAAGAGCTTTTTCGCTTTGATATAGTCTATTGCTTTGGATTCTAAGAAACAATTGTACGGTCTGCTAGCTTCACAGAAGAAAATTCTGTCTTTGAGTGAAACAGCCGACAGCAGGGTCTTGCTGATCATCTCTTCATTTTTTTCGGTTACAAAGAGCCAAGCGTTGTCATGCAACTCACAATAGTCTTTCGCCAAAGATAATATTGCGCTCTCTAAGATGCTTTTATTGTTGCTGTTTATTTCAAAAGAAACAATGTACGTAGTCATAATAATCACCTCGCTTTCGAGTTGATTATATCAAATGACAGAAGGAGGCGACGAAATGAAAACGATTATGGAACAGATCAAAATTAAACAAGCCCCTACACAGAGCGAAGACTTAAAGCGAAATTTGATTTATTCATCGCTTCAGCTAAATGAACACTTATCTAAAGAACTAGCTGATCTGCAAGAATTGAAAAATTCTCGTATTACGAACCGAATAGTTCGGTTAGCTGAAGCGACTGCGAAAATCACAGAGTTGGCATTAGTTCAATTCTCTGACGTTGATGCAGTTATCGAGAATACGGTGAGCTAAGGACATTAGAGTGAAGGCGGTAATGGCATCAGTTTCTGATTTTGGATTGTAAAGTTTCGGTTCATGTGCCTGTGGATTTCTATACATGTAAACGATTGTGTTGAGTAGACTTTTTAGCCCGCTATATTCTGATTTTTCAGTGAGTGTTTGAAGGAGATTCCCTCTTATCAATATAAGAGGTTGCTTTGATCGAAAAGCTTGATCAATTAATGAATTTCCATCTGAATCAAGTTCTGAAATTTGTCTGACTCGATTCAATATGCCTTTGCTGGCTTCAAATATGGCATGAAAATAATTTTCTCTGAATAGTTCTTCTCGACAGTACTCATAGATTTTTGGATGAATTTCATAAAGAGAAAGCTTTTCTTTAAATGAAATCAATCGTTTCTTTGCATCGGAGAAGGTTTCGACTATCTGTATTTTATGAATCTTACCAGCATCATTAAGTTCATAACCATAAAATATCAGTTGTGAATTAATTTGTTTGAGGCAAGAATGCCAATAACCATCAGGTTGGCTGATAAAATCTTGGGGCTTCATAACGTATTCAATCACCTGAAAAAAAGGCTTTGCGCTTTTTGTCTTATGGCACCGATCCAGAATGCTTTCATTAATGCGGATCCATTTAGTGCTGGTGTAGGGTCTGTTATTCAAAGTATCAAAATCTGAAAGTTGCAGAATTTTGAACATCGTCGTGATTTTTGAACCTGTAAGAATATCAGCTAATATCCTTGAAATAGACTCAACAACGCTATTATCAATTGGTTTAGTCATAATTCACACTCCTTTTATGAATCATATCAAAAGGAAGTGCGAACTAAAAGGAGGTGGCGAAATGAGCAGAAAAACCATGATCGAGATCCTGAGTGAAGCAAGATGCGATATTCCAAAATCTTTTTGGGATAGCTGGTCAGACGAAGAACTAGCTTTGCAAGTCAATTTAGTCAAAATTTGGATGTGTCAGCATGCACAGGACGCAGCGTTCAACTAGTTCCTAATTATATTTTACGGCAGGATCATTGCTACAAATACTTTCATCAAAATACAAAGGAGGGTTTCAAATGGCAGTATCGGGGATTGAACAAAAAATTGCGAGTATTTTCCGGTCTGGTGCACACAAACAGGAGATCAATCAAAAAGCAATGGGCGAAGACCTTCATATCTCGCCGCAGCTAGTGAGCCATATCCTGACTGGCAAACGATCATTCGGCGTAGACCGGATGGCGGAGATTGCAGAATATTTGCAAGATCCGGATATTGATTTTAAAGCGGCAGCAGAGCTTTTTTATACGCCGAAGCCGCTGGATCGAAAAAGACGCGATGGACACCCATTATCAAAAATGGTCGGACAAGACAAAGAAGAAATGGAGCGTATTGAGATCGAAAAGAAAAATGAGATATGGGATCTCTTGTCAATCCCGCCGGCTGAGATCACAAGTGCCGAAAAAGAGAAAGTGATGAATTGGCTGATCGAATTAGTCGATGAAATATCCGCAGAAATTGCTGTTTTCTCGGTTACATGCGAGCGATACAGCATTGATTCGCGCCTAGTCGTCAGGCAGTCACAAGAGAGCGTCGATCAGTAGAAATATTTAAAAGGAGGTATGAGAGATGCCAAAACCCATTCAAATTGATTTGGAAAAAGTAGCCCAAGATCCTGATCGAGCAAAAATCAAATATGCGAATAAAGCGGTAATCATGAAAATGTATTCCATCAAGAAGCCTAGTCTGGACAAATGGCTGAGCAAAATGGCTAATTTAGACGAATTTGCAGATGGTGTACTGCATCCGACGCATAAAATCGTATTGGTGCAACTCGATGTTTTCGATGAATTTGTGCGCTGGATGGACCGCAATCGTTATCGTCAACGAAAATATTGAAGCAAAGGAGACACATATTATGAATGAATCCAAATATTTACAGCTATTCGCTGTGTTTTTTGTGGGATGTATGCTTTCCAGTTTAGGACGTACTTGGTGCCTTATCGTTTTAGCTACTGTGTCCATTGCTTGTCTCTTTGCCTGGGATGAACGAGAAGTAGAACGGAGAGCGCGTGAATATGCAAAAAAAGACTGACTCCGCGGGAACGAAGTCAGTCGGTGAAGAAATTTATTTTCAAGTCAATTATATCATGCGAAACGGAGGAATTCAAAATGAACTTCGCTACTTTTTCAGGAGAGAAGTTTGATAACTGGAAGATGAGACTTCCAGAGGAAGATGAGTTAAAAGGGCATGATTGGCGAGGTGAAGAGATATACGAGGGCGACCTTGTTCGTGAAATCAATGGGGAACTGATAAAAGTAAATGACATCGAGGAGTACCTTGATTCTGAATTTGGACCATCGTTTGAAGCGTGAGGGGGGATAACAAGATGGAAAAGATCAGTCATTCGACGCTAGAAATGACCCATGAAGCATGGCTGCAGGATCGCCGAAAAGGAATCGGCGGTTCTGATGTCGCAACAATCTTGGGACTTAATAAATGGAAATCAGCCTATCAGTTATGGCTTGAAAAGACCGGCCAAGTCGAACTGGATGAAACGGATAGCGAACCTGCTTATTGGGGAAATGTGTTGGAAGAGGTTGTTGCTAAAGAGTTCCAAGAGCGGACGGGGAAAAAAGTTCGGCGGCGAAATCAAGTGTTCGAACATCCGAAATATCCTTTTCTTCGTGCGAATATCGACCGGGACGTCGTTGGTGAGAATGCCATTCTGGAATGTAAAACAGCAAATGCCTTTTTAGCAAAAGACTGGGAGGGCGACGAGATCCCACTGAGTTATTTGTGTCAAGTACAGCACTATATGAGCGTCTTGGGTCGTAAGCGTGCTTATATTGCCGTTTTGATTGGTGGGCAGCGCTTTATCTGGAAACAAATCGATCGTGATGATGAACTGATCGATATGATCACACAGAAGCTCGTAAGCTTTTGGGAAAAGAATGTTGTTGAAGGAATCGAGCCGCAAATCGATGGGTCTGCCGCCGCTAGTGATTTTTTGAAAGAACACTATGCGGAAGAGGGAACGAAGGAGATCCAGTTGCCACAAAGCTATGACGACTATGCGGAATCTTTGGCAACGCTGAAACAATCTAAAAAAGAAATCGAATCAGAGATCAGCAAAGTGGAAAATCAAATCAAGAACGAATTAGGAAAAAATGATGCAGTCATCGGAATCTCCCCAAAATTCGTCATTAGCTGGAAAAATTTTTCGGTGAAACGATTGGATAGAAAAGCTCTTGAGAAGAAATATCCCAAAGTAGCTGATGACGAAGAAATCTACAATCTGACGAATTCAAAACGTTTGAACATAAAGGAGATCGGATAGCATGACGAAGAAAACTATCTGCCCGCGCTGCGAGAACGAGAACTTGAAATCAGATTATAAATTTTGTCCGATCTGCGGCTTAAAACTAAAGGAGGAAACACACAATGGCAACAAATGATACTTTAAAAAATCAACTAACAGAGCAACAGACGACTCAAGTCGATCCGGGAAAATTAGGATTTAAAGCGCTGATGCGAACGCCGACAATGAAAAGCAAGTTTCACGATCTTTTAAGAGACCGCTCTGATTCCTTTATGGGTTCGCTATTGAGCTTGGTCAACGGTGATGATTATTTATCAAAAGCTGAGCCGATCACGATTATTTCTTCAGCCCTCAAAGCAGCCTCTATGGAATTGCCAATCGATAAAAATTTAGGATACGCCTATATCGTTCCTTTCAACCGTAAAGAAAAGCAAGGTAAGAATTGGATCACTCATAACGAAGCGCAATTCATCATTGGATACAAAGGATATATCCAACTGGCACAGCGTTCAGGTCAATACAAAGCATTGAATGCCGTGCCGGTATACGATGGCGAAGTCAAATCATGGAATAAAGTGACCGAGGAATTTGTTTTTGATCCGGAAGGGAAAATTTCTGATCAGGTTGTTGGATACGTTGCATTCTTTGAGTTGTTGAATGGATTCAAAAAGACAGTTTACTGGACTAAACAAGAGATCGAAGCACACCGGATCAAAAATGCTAAGGGATTTGATAAAGATAAGCTGACAGGTGCCTGGAGAGATAATTATGATGCGATGGCCACGAAAACCGTGATCCGAAATATGCTTTCTAAATGGGGACTTTTATCAGTTGAAATGCAAAATGCACTTTCTGCAGACGAAAAAGTGATCCGGATGGATGAACAAGGCGACCTGCTGGAAGAAGTTGCTTTATCCGATGTGCAGCCGGTCGAGTCGAAACGAAAAACAGCAGAAGCAGCCGACGAGTCAAAGGGTGTGTTGAATAGCGAAGAAGAAACAGAATTAAATGGCAGCCTGTTCGATCCGAACAAGCCGCCGATGGCTGATGATAAGTAAATTAAACGGACGAATAAGGAGGGGGTGCTTGGATTGCAAAGCTATTATCCCCATGATAGCAATTTGAGAAACAAGGCAGAGATATTGCCGCTGCGTATGAAATACGGCGCTGAAGGTTACGGAGTCTATCATATGATCTTAGAACGCCTGCGAGACGAGAAGGACTATACGAGTATCAGAGATTACAATATGCTAGCCTATGATCTTCGTGTAGATGCTTCACTTGTAAAGTCTGTTGTAGAGGATTTCGGGTTATTTGCCTTTACCGATGATGGTAAGTGCTTCTACTCCGAAAATCTTTGCGAACGCATGGAGATCAAAGACGAGAAACTAAAAAAGCTTTCTGAAGCCGGAAAAAAAGGCGCTGCTAAAAGGTGGAATAAAGAAGATGATAGCCACCCCATAGCTACCCCAAACAAAAACGATGGCAATAAAAGTAAAGTAAATAAAATAAAAGAAAATGAAATAAAAGAGAGTACTAAGCCGGCTCCTCGCAAAAAACGCGAGTACCCCGACAGCGATCCGAACATGAAATTAGCAAAATTTTTGTACAAAAATATTTTGGATCACGGGATCGAGATCAAGAAACCGAGCTTGCAGAAGTGGGCGGATACGCTCCGCTTGCTGATTGAACGAGATGAACGCCCTGGCAAGCAAGTACAAGATACGATCAAGTGGATCTACCAAGACGCAGTTGATCCGTTCTGGCGAAATACTGTGCAATCTGCGGAAGGGCTGCGTCGTAATTTTGATCAGATCACTGGCAAGATCAAGCTTGAGAAAGAGCATCCGGTTGGATATTCACATCAAAAAACGGTGAAACAAGCCGAAACGGTGCCGGAGTGGATGCAAAAGAAAGAATATCAGCCGGTCGATGATGAGAGCATGGAGACGTTTAACGAGGCGATGAAAAAGCTGAAGGGAGCGAGCGGATAAGATGGCGATTCTTCGAAATTATAGGCGGAAGGCCAAGTATGGGAATAAGAAAACCGTCTATCGCGGGATCCCATTCGATTCCAAAGCGGAAGCAGCGTATTTCGACTTGGCCAGAAAAGAAGCCAAGGAACATAGCTGTGAATTGCGGCTGCAGGAAACTTTTGAATTGGTCCAGGGATTCAGAGACGAATTCGGCAAAGCCCATCAAGCAATCAAATACAAAGCGGATTTTAGTTTTTGGCGCGGGGATCAGTTGCTTCGAGTCGTCGACGTGAAAGGAATGCAGACGAAAGATTTCCGGCTGAAGGCGAAGCTGTTCGCTAAGCGATATGGGAAATCCATCATCTTGGCAAAGCCGACGCACAGAGGCTTTCTGGAATTCGCATTTGGGCATGACAAAGAAGCGCTAGACAAGAAAATCGAAAGCGGGCGATGGAAAATTGATTAATAATACAGTACTGGTAGGACGCTTAACGAAGGATCCTGATCTTCGGTATACCGCGAATGGAACGGCGGTTGCGAGCTTTACTTTGGCCGTCAATCGGAATTTCAAAAGCAAAGACGGCGAGCGCGAAGCGGACTTCATCAATTGCGTGATCTGGCGCAAGTCAGCGGAATCAATAGCCAAAATGGTCCGAAAAGGTTCGCTCATTGGTGTGGTAGGGCGTATTCAAACACGCAATTATGAGAATCAACAAGGCCAAAGGGTCTATGTCACAGAGGTCGTTGCTGACAATTTTCAAATGCTCGAATCGAAAGCAGCAAGTGAAAAGAGACAGCAGACTGAAGGCGGCAGCTTCGATAAACAGAATTCCGCCTTCCCGCAAACCCCAAGCAAAAATGAAACGCCTAGTTTTGCTAAGGAGAAGGATTCCTATAGTGGTGCGGATTCAGCAGCCATCGATATTTCAGATGATGATCTGCCATTTTAGAAACTAGGAAGAGTAACGAATTTAGTTGACTGAAAGTGGTGATTAATAACCATGAGCGATGAACTAAGAATCAAAATAGGCGGATACATTATCGGTGTTTCGTTTAGCGGCAGACTAATTGCTAATGAATCTCGAATTGGGGAATACTCTCCATTCGAACAGAAAATTAAATTAGCAAAAGACCTTACTGATCAACAACAAAAAGAGACACTAATTCATGAAATCCTTGAAGCGATCAACGATATCTATGAATTAGGTCTCGATCATGATGAACAACTCTGCAAGTTGTCTGCAATTACCCATCAGTTAGTAGTGGACAATCCGAACTTGCTTAATGTTTTGCGTTCTTATGATTAGCTAGCGTTTTAGCTGCACTGCTTTTCTGAGGAGCGGATTTACTAGTGGAAAGGGTTCTGCCTGCTTTACTGACTTTTGATGAGGGGTTACATTTTTTTGCCATGGAATGATCTCCTTTCAGTTTATTTGAATAAAGCGTTAGTATGCGTTTTATTCAAATATGATTATACAGAAGCGAAAGGATGTGCGCAATATATTGCGGGAACAAAAAGCGAACAGACACAACATATTGTGGTTTAGGCTAAAAAAGATAATGGATGAAGCGGGGATTAATCAATCCGAGTTAGCAAGACAAGCTGGAATTAATAATACTGTAATCTCTGCTTTAAAATTAGGGAAGATTAAAAAGCCAAGTTTTGAATTAATGTGCAAGATTGCAAACGCGTTAAACATAAGTTTAGACGAGTTTAAACCATGAAAAATAGGAACATAGTTATTAGAAAAGAAAAATAGGAGGAATATCCATGATCAATAACGACATTGCTATCGAGCTTTTGAACGAGCTTATTTTCAAGTCTGTCAATCTGACTGAAGACCAAAAAGATCGAATCAAAGAGGTGATCAAACTGCTCGGTGGAGGATTAGAAAAATAAAAAACGCACAGCCTAAGCCGCGCGCATAATGGTTCCGTCAAACCAATTATAGCATAAGGGGTGGCTTAGGTGATGTGCATATTATGGATGAATGATAGACGGGTATTAAATAAAAAATCTAAATTATCGGGGGTAATATACTGTGGTGAATGATAATTTAACCAAACAACAATTGGAAATAATTGCAAAAGCCGTGTTGAAAGAACACAAGAAGATTACCCCTGATAAGGCAAAGCGAGATTGGCGATTGCGAAATACCCGTCTACTGCTTAAAAATTATCGCTGGCTCCAAAAACATTGTGAAGAGATCATTGATGACTTGGACAATTATGAAAATGTGATTTTTGATCCTGAGGAATTAAATCTTAAAGCGCTGATGAAATATAAAGCAAAGACGAAAAAGATGCTGGATTATTTCGATGCTACCTGGGGCTCTTATTACGCCTACTGCAAGAACAATGGAATAGCTATGCAACGCCGAAGCGAAGTGCTTAATAAGCTGTATCTTTCGCAGAATAAGCTAAATAAAGTCGACTTGGCAGAATTCTACAATGTGGACGAATCAACAATCAGACGGGATGAAAGCCGTGCAAGCAAAGAGCTTTCAATCTTTCTCTTCGGGATCGACAGCCTGGATGATCTGGAGCAGATCGTATTTACCCACTAATGCACAAACGCTGCCTTGAATGCACCGATTTTAAAAGATAGAATGATAGCGTGAAGTAATCTTAGCAATCCTCCTTTTCCCCTGTCAGAAATGGCAGGGGTTTGTTATGATGAGTGTTATCATATGAGAAAGGAGGGAAAAAATGGAAAGAGACTATGTTTATACTGGATTGCAATCTTCCGGCGAGGGAGCTTTTTTGATTGAACTTTCAGAAGAAACCAGTTATGAAAGAGTTTTTGAATATAAAAGTTACTATTTACCCAAGCGATTTACAGTGAAAGAGGACGGATTATTTAGTCCACATATTGTGAGAGTTTGGTGCGATGCGCTTGGCTTGGATTCGGGATGGAAACGAGTTACTTCGTCAGCGACACATCAGGAAGTGGCAATAGCAATCGCCAAAGATATGATGAATCAATAGCAAATGAGGCACCCCATAAGCGGGAGCTTTTTTTATTAGATCTACAAAACAACACAGATTGCGAGGTGGTGGAAGATGGATGGCTAGAAAGCGAAATCCAATGCGAGATCAAGCCTATCGTATTTGGATCGAATCAAACAAAAGGAAGCCGCTCAAAGATATAGCGAAAGAATTAGGTGTCTCCCCGTCAACTGTTCGTAAATGGAAATCAGAAGATCAGTGGGATAAAGATATGAAAAGGAGCGCTCCGAATGAAACGGAGCGTTACGAATCAATGCGCGGGAACCAGAACGCCAAAAGCAACAATGGCGGCGCACCGCCGAACAATAAAAACTCAGTCAGTCATGGGTTATTTGCCAATTGGCTGCCCGACGACACCAGGGCGATCATCCAAGAGCTATATAGCAGTAAGCCAGAAGACATCATTTGGAACAATATCATGATCCAGTATACGGCAATCATTAGGTCGCAAAAGATTATGTATGTTCGAGATGAGTTTGACCAAACAGAAGACATTACCAGTTCCGAGGTCAATCCAATGTTTGTAGATTTGAAAACAGAAGGTCCGGTCCAAACCAAGCTTACCCGTCAGATTCAATATGCATGGGATAAACAAGCAAACTTCATGAACGCTCAATCGCGGGCTATGGCTACATTATCGAATCTTATCAAGCAATTCATTGCCATCGCTGACGAAAGAGACGAACGTCACAAACGATTAGCTTTGATAGATGCTCAAGTTGCTAAGTTGAAAGCAACAACACCAGAAGAATCGAGTAGTGATAACGAGCCTATCGTAATCATTGACCCGTGGAGTGATCGCAATGGCAAATAAAACGATGGATGTTACGAAAGAGATCAATCCGCATTTTAAAACAGTTTGGCAGGCGAATAAGCCTTACAATATTTTGAAAGGCGGTCGGAACTCATTCAAATCTTCGGTAATCGCACTCCTACTCGTTTCACTGCTTCTTCCATATTTGATCAGAGGGGAAAAAGCCAATATCGTTGTTTTGCGGAAAGTCGGAAATACGATCCGCGATTCAGTGTTTAACAAACTGCAATGGGCACTTGGGAAATATCATTTGCTTGATCAATTTTCTTGGACAGTCAGCCCATTCAAGATCATCCACCAGCATACGGGCAGCACGATCTACTTCTATGGTCAAGACGACTTTCAAAAGCTCAAGTCTAATGATATCAATGATCTGATAGCTGTCTGGTATGAGGAAGCTGCAGAGTTTAAAGACGCTGAAGAGTTCGATCAGACCAATAATACATTCATGCGGCAAAAGCACGCAGACACAGCCTTTGTGCGTTTTTACTGGTCGTACAATCCACCGCGGAATCCATACAGCTGGATCAATAAGTGGGCGGATGAAAAGAAAAGTGATCCAGATTATTTAGTGCACGAATCGAGCTATTTGAATGATATGCTGGGTTTCGTAACTGATCAGATGCAAGCGATGATCGATCGCATTCAGGCGAACGATTATGATTATTACCGCTATTTGTATTTGGGCGAACCGGTCGGATTAGGCACCAATGTATACAATATGAATTTATTCCATGAGATCGATGAACTTCCAGATGATGACAAAATCATTTATCTTTACTACTCGATGGATACCGGGCACAGTGTTTCGGCGACCTCGTGCGGCTGCTATGGGCTGACTGCAAAAGGCAATGTGATTCGGCTCAATGGATACTACTATTCGCCAGCAGGAAGAGTCGTGAAAAAAGCTCCTAGCGAGTTATCGCAAGACATCCATGAGTTCATCACTAAAACAGCCAATTGTGAGCTGTGGAAAGGCGCAAGGATCCGCAAGCGCACGATCGACAGCGCAGAAGCTGCACTCCGAAATCAATACTTCAAGGACTATCAGCAGCGATGGAACCCAGTGGCTAAAAAGAAAAATATCGATATGATCGACTTTGTGCAGGATCTGCTGGCACAGGGTCGTTTTTATGTGCTAAAAAAGCCGATACCGACAGGATTGCGGTATTGCGACAGTAACGAGATTTTCCTGGAGGAACACCGACAATATCAGTTTGATGAGCGGACGCTGAACAGTGACGATCCGCGAGTGATCAAAGAGAACGATCACTCAGTAGATGATTTCAAATATTTTTGTGTCGACAATGCCAAAGATCTGCGCTTAAAAGTGTAAAGGAGGTGGCGAATTGGGGATTTTCCGAGCCATTAAAAATCTATTTACGAAAGGGGGCTATGCCTTGACAGGTCAAACGCTAAACAGCATTACCGATCATCCGAAGATCAATATTTCGAGTCTAGAGTTGCAGCGGATCGAATCTAATTTCCGGCAGTATGAAGGAAATTATCCAGATATCGAGTACATTAATTCGAACAATCAAATCAAAAAACGCAAGTACATGACAATGAACTTGCGGAAGCTTACTGCTGAGATGATGACCTCGCTTGTATTTAACGAACAGACAGAAATCAATGTAGATGAATCTCTTCAGGGAGCGAACGAATTCATTCAACATGTTTTTGAACACAACGACTTTAAGAAAAACTTGGCTCGTTATCTTGAACCAATGTTTGCCACCGGCGGTTTAGTCGCGCGGCCTTATTTCGACGGCGGAACGCAAGAAATCGAATTTTCCTGGGGCTTAGCCAACTCTTTCATTCCTTTACGCTCGAATTCAAACAGTATTTCTGAAGGGGTAATGATTTTCAAAACTCAAAAAGTCATGGGTGATAAAGTTTACTATTACACGCTTTTTGAGTTTCACGAGTGGCAAGATGGTCAATATGCGATCACAAATGAGCTCTATGTTTCTGGGGATGCGAAGATTATCGGAAAAAGGACCGCTTTGTCTGAGATCTATGAAGATCTTGCCGAAACTGCGATCATCACTGGTTTGATTCAGCCTATCTTCAGCTATTTGAAACCGGCAGGATTTAATAATATTAGCCCTTATAGCCCGTTAGGCTTGGGGCTATGTGATAATTGCGAGAATACTCTAAAACAGATCAATGATGCTTTTGATCAATTCAACTGGGAGATCCGGATGGGTCAACGAACAGTATTGGTTAGCGATCACGTCTTGAATTACTCACCCGATGAGCAAGGAAAAGGAAGCTCTCCGCGGTTTGATCCGGATATCAATGTGTTCAAACGGCTGCGCACGGATATCGATCAAGACTTTATCAAGGATATGACCAGTGATATTCGGGTGGAACAATACACTTCCGCAATCAATCAATTCCTAAAGACACTAGAAATGCAATTGCAACTTTCAGTTGGGACCTTTAGTTTTGACGGAAAGAGCGTGAAAACCGCGACAGAGGTCGTTAGCGAGAATTCTCTGACCTATCGGACCCGAAACATGCAGTGCCGCGAGGTCGAAAAATTTGTGAAATCGGTCGTTGTTTCAACGTTAGAGCTTGCCAAACGCACGTATGGTGCTGATGGAAAACAGATTTATACCGGAGGAATCCCTTCGTTTGAACAAATTAGTGTAGATTTTGACGACGGTATTTTTGAAAGCCAAGATGCCAAGCTAGAATTTTATCAAAAGGCTGCCGTTGCGCAACTGGTGCCGAAAGTTGAAGCGATCAAATCGATCTTCAAATTGACTGATGAGGAGGCTGCCGACTGGTTCAATAAGATTCAGGCAGAAACGTTAGGTCTTGATCCATTGGAACAAGAGCAAGCTTCTGCTGATGAGGAGTTAGGAGACGAGGAGTGATATAGATGGTGAAAGTAACACCGAACCAGTTGGATCTATGGTCCAGCAACCTCGGAGATCTATATAACTCCCTGGAGGGAGAAATCATTAGGCAGCTGATCAAACGACTGTCAAACGGCAAGACGGACATCCTAGAATGGCAGGCGCAAGCATTAAAAGATTTGCATCTATTCAATTCAGAGGTTGCGAAGCTTGTTTCCCAGGTGACTGGAGTTGCTGAAGAGGAAGTCATTCAAATTTTTGAAGAAGTCGGCCAGCAAACTGTGACAGATGTCGATGAAGCGATCGGGAAGATCCCTGAATCGAGACCTTCTAACCTTGATAATGTCGTTCGAGGATATGCAAATCAAGCCTGGTCGGGGATTGATAACCTTGTAAATCAAACGTTAGTAACCTCGAATTATGGTAACGGAGCAGCTACACGAGCCTATACAGAAGTGCTCAATCGGACTCAAATGCTTTTTAACTCTGGGATGTTGACGCAAGATCAGGCACTTGAAAGAGCAATTCAGGAGCTGGCGCAAAAGGGGATCAAGTCTACCTTTGTCGATAAAGGCGGGCATACATGGTCAATGGAACGATATGTGCGAACGATTTTAAAATCGACGCTTGGAAACACGTATGATCAAGTCCGAACGGAACGCATGGAAGAATACGGAACCCACCTCGTTCGCGTCAGTCAGCATATGGGCGCACGACGAGCCTGCAGCAAGATCCAAGGGCATGTAGTGGATCTTCGGCCGATGAATAAGCTGCCGCCAGGATGGAAGTACAGAAGTATCTATGATCCGTATTGGGAAGCACATTACGGGACTCCGGGCGGACATCGCGGGGTCAATTGCAACCATAATCATTTTGTATTTATCGACGGGGTCAATACAAATACTTCGAAGCCGCTCGATCCTGAAATGAATGAGACAGTTCGCAGATTGCAAGAGAAACAACGCCGATTGGAACGTGGTGTTGTTAAACTGAAAAAGAACAAGATGATCGCTGAAGAACTAGGAAATACTGAAGATGCTAAGGATTATCAAAAAAAGATTCGTCTGCACCAGCAGGCATTGAGAAAGCTTGTCGACAGCAATGAATATTTGAGCCGGAACTATAAGCATGAGAAGGTCTACACGCCGCTGGATACTGTCATGAAAGATTTCCATCATGACTTGAAGAAAAATCGGCCTAAAACAAGAGATGAGTATTCTTCTTTGGCGAAGAATATGAGTAAAAAGAACATGCCGTCATTCGAAAAGTATGAGCAAATGAAGTATAATGGAGGGAGAAGTTCCAAGCTCTTCGATGATTATGTGCGCTCTAGGAAAAACAATAAAATTTCTGCATTCAGCAGTTTCGAAGATTACCAAAAGTATAAAAAGAGGATTGATGATCAAATAGTTGGTCTGCAAACTGTGGATGGCATAAGGATCAATGGTCAACGCAAGCATTTCATTGAGCGAGTTTTAGGAACCACCGAAGATCCGAAAACCGGAAAACCTAGGACAGGTGTAGAAGTAAGCGACATTTTGGACACACTACGATCAGGAAAACCGAAAATCAGCAGTTCAGATAGTACTGTTACAGAATATCAAGGAGCCAACTGTCTAGTAACCATAAATAATATAACTGGGAAATTGATTCAAGTCAGTCCTAGAAAAAATAAAAAGAGAAGGTGAGTTCATTGATAAAAGTTGTTTTAAAAAGAGATGATTACGACTTTATACAAAACTATGCACCCGCCTTTAAAATCGAAGTTGTTGCCGCACCGGTTTTAATTACTGAGAAAGAGGTAACCTACGAGTTTCATGAGGAAGAGGACTATGATGATTTTGAATCAGGTTTGAACTTTACTATTGTTCATGATGGCCTTGATAACCAAGAGCATGTGAATAAAGTTGGAAAACGGCTATACAAAATTTATGATAATTTAGATGTTTACAAAGAGTAGCACTTGATCTTATTCAATGATTGAGTGCTATTTTTATATCCAAAAATCTGCTTTAGGCTACTGCTAGGGCTTTTTATTTTGCACAAAACTCGACGGGGATGGTCGTTAAACTACCAAATCCATCGTGGTCGTAGCCACGTCAAAACTCGAAAGGATGAACAAAATGAAAAGAGAACAACTTAAAGAGCTGGGTTTATCAGACGAACAAATTGGATCGATTATGGCACTGCATGGCGCAACCGTGAATGAATTAAACAACCAGTTGGCAAATGCACAACAGGAAACGACTCAGTACAAAGATCAATTGACTGCTAATCAAACAGAACTGGATTCACTAAAGGAACAAGCAAAAGGAAATGAAGATCTGACCGGAAAATTAACAGAACTTCAGAACAAATTTGATGAAACCACAGCTGCTTCTCAAGTAAAACTCGCTGAACAGCAAAAAGACTTTGCAATCAAGTTGGCTTTGAAAGATGCAAATCCGCTGGACGAGGAGATTGTTTTAGCCCAATTGGACAAAGACACGATTAAAGTTACGGATAAGGGACTACAAGGCTTTGAGGAGCAACTAAATGCCCTGCAAGAAAACAAAAGTTTCTTGTTTCAACAATCCGATACAGGGACTGCCCCACGAACACCAACCATTATGGCTGGGGGTAATCCACAAAATGGAGCAACTGAAAAGAGCATTGTACAAAAAATTCAAGAAAGATTAGGTGAATAATTATGGCATTAGTACTAGATAGCAAAGATCTTGCAACCATCGACCAAGAATTCCGTGCGGATTCCCAAGTATGGGATGTATTGACCCAAGGAGCGAAGAGCATTACGGCATCTGATTTTGTTGGAGCAAACGAAGTACGGATCAATAAAATGTCCGGTTTTGTCGAAGCCACTCCATACAAACGCAATCAAGACAACGCACGCAGCGCTGTCAGCATTGAGAAAGAAACCATCAAATTAATGCATGAAGATTGGTTTGCTTACGACGTTGATCAATTGGATCAATCGGAAAGTGCAGCATTGACGATCAACAATGTCGTGACCGAACACAAACGTCTGATCACGGTGCCGCATCGTGACAAAGTTGCTGTTCAAGCGCTTTACGACAATGCCGGCAATAAAGTCAGCGGAGCATTGACTGAAGAAAATATTCTAGCGGCTTATGACGCTGCTGAAGAATACATGACCGATAACGAAGTTCCAGGTGGGTATGTGATGTTTGTATCGGCTGCGACCTATCGCTTGCTGAAGAACGCGAAAGGCGTCAGCAAAACATTCTCGACCAATGAAATGCAAATCAATGGGATCAACCGGACTGTTGCGCAAATCGATGGTGGCGTGCCGATCATCAAAGTGGCAAAAGGACGTTTCAGCAGCGTGAGCATTGAGGACACAATCAACTTTATCATCACGCCGTTAACGGCGATCGCCCCGATCGTTAAATTCGGCACAGTCGACACCGTTCCGGCTTCTCAAGACCGTAACGGCTACCGCGATACGATCAAAGGCTTGGATTACTATGACGCAATCGTGTTTGAAAATGCCAAAAAGGCGATCTACGTTCACGCAGCCCCAAAAGCGTAGCCCCTTCAGGAGTCACGTTGAACAAGCAAACGTTAACTCTTGAGGAAGGGGCAACTGAAATGCTAACCGCCACAGTAGCACCGGCAGAGGCCACGGACAAATCAGTCAGTTATGCCTCTGGTGATGAAACAATCGCTACTGTGACGCCGGTGCAAGGCAAAGTGACGGCGGTCAAAGCTGGAAAAACAATGATCACCGCCAAAACAGTAAACGGCAAAAATGCGACATGCGAAATAACGGTAACCGCTAAAGGAGGGGCTTAGGCTCCTCTTTTTCCTTAAGGAGGCCTAAAAATGCCCTATATCACTTTTAACGAATTCAAAGAGCTTACCGGTAAAAAGGATTTCATTGAGGAGGATTTTAAACGATTCCTTCCAAAAGCTTCGGCAGTTTTGGATTCAATTACAAATTATTTCTATCAGACAAACGACCTCGTCACGGATCCGATCAAGTTCCGGGTGAATCAATTTAAACTGGCTTTATGCAGCCAAATAGCTTATTTCGTTGAAGTCGGATCAGACACAGTTGAAGGAATTAACAAAGCTCCGCAGTCGGTTAATATCGGCTCAACCAGCGTATCAAATGGATTCCGATCCAATTCTGCAGGATCGAGCGTACAAAAATCGATCATTGCAGATGACATCTATATCTATCTGGAAGGGACAGGGCTCTTGTATCGGGGGTGCCGCTCATGTTAGCGCCAAAACCGCCAAAAGAAATGTTAATCGATAAGATGGTTCACAAGCCATATCTGGGTGAGGGAGACTACAACAAGCCTCAGTATGGACCGGAACAAGCAATCAGCTTTATTCGTATTGACCGCAGTCCACAATATATTATTAATATGGATGGAAAACAGATTCAATACAACGCTCTGGTATTTGGCTATCGAGGTCTAACTGACCCGCTGCCAGATTTTAAAGAACAAGATGTGCTAGTTTTTGATGGTGTAGCTCACACGATCACCAGTGCGGCAATGTTTAAAGAGCCTTATGCCGATCAAGTTTATTCATGGGAACTGGCGGTGATTTGATGGTCGAGATCGAGGTCAAGGCGAATTTGCGAGGAATCACCGATAAACTCGGTCCGCAAGGTATGCTGAGGGGAAGGCAGGCACTGGCCGATCAGATGCTGGCAGATATGAACAAATATGTTCCTTACCAAAGCCATGCTCTCAGAAAATCAGCCTCCGTTGCCATGGACGGTAGCGCAATCTACTACAATACTCCATATGCTGCTGCTCAATTTTTTGGATCCAACGGAAAAGCAAAGTGGGTAAAAGGAAAGGAGCCTGGAACGGGTCCGAGATGGGATAAAAAAGCAGAAAGAAGCAATATAAAGGTTTGGGAGAAAGCTTTTTTAAGAGGAGCTGGAATAAAATAATGGATTTTAATGAACGTCTCAAGGAAAAAATTTCTCAATTAAATCTGCCGATTATGACAAAATTGGGGATCAATACTAAAGATGAATCTGCTGCATTCTATCCCATTCCAGGGGGGCAGGTTACCAAAGTTTTTATGGATGGAATCAAGGAACAGCAACTAAATTACGAGTACGCAATCAAATCAAAACGGCAAGAGATTGCTAGTCAGCAACTTTGGAGAGTGTCTAATTTTCTTGAAAATTTAGAAGAACTAGAAAGTAATGACGAAAGTTTTGAGTTTGGAACGATAGTGATCACGAGCAAGCCCGCTTCATCAAATGCTGATGAACAGGGCTTTTTTTATTGGGCAATTGATTTTACAGTAACACTCACTACATTTAGAAATAAGGAGTGATTTAACGATGGCAAGACAGAAAAATGCAAAAAGAAAACATTTTGTAGCTCCATTTAAATCTGCAGGAGAAAAACCGGAAGAATTGGCTTGGCTGCCGCTAGCAAACTATATCGAAACGATCGAAGACGATTCCGATGAAAATACCGATTCGGCTGGTTACTATGACGGCGATGGATCGGAAGAATCAGTTTTTAATGGCCGATCTGAGATTTGGAACTTTAGTGGAAACTATAACCCGGACGACCCTGCTCAAAAACTGATTGCTAGTTTGAAAAGAGCACAAACAGATGATGAAAGACGAATTTGGCACAAGATCGAAGAAACAGATGGGTCTATTGTTACAGGTGTTGCTAAGGCTCTGGAAATCAAAGCTGGTGGCGGAGATGCAACAGATTATGAAGCATTCGAAGGACATCTAGACTATGTAAAAACACCCGAAATTACTCCTCCGAAGAAAGAAACTCCTGTCAAAGAAGAAACAACTGACGGCAAAGGCGCTGTGTAGAAAGAAAACATTTAATGTAAAAGGAATCTGGGAGGGCATTCATGGAAACAAAATATATTGTTGATTCCGGTCAGCTAGCAATTCCAATCGGTGTGCGCGATAAAAAAGATCCGAATAAAGTTCATGAGTTTATTTTGCGATTTGACTTGAGTGATCAAGGAATCAAGAAAGCGCTGCAAAAGAATGAGGAAACAAAGAAAAAGTTGAATGAGATTGCAGGAAGATATTCGTCCAAAATAGGTAATAAAAAAATCACTGATGAAAATCTTCCAATCATTATTCAAGGAATCACTGATCTTTTACGAACGCAATTTGATAGCGACTTTGGTAGTGGGATGTATGATAAAATCGCAAATTCAGGCGGTGGAAATAGTTTCTTAAACATGATGGATCTCTATTTCTGGATTGCGGATTATATCGAGCAAGCACTAAGGAAGAAAGCCCAAAAAATCAATATGCGTTCACAAAATAAAAAAGCAAAATATTTGAAGAAACGCGGAAGATAGCGAGGTGGGCAGATGCTTCGCCTGAATGAAGATTTAGTCGAAAGGTTACAATTTGGAAAAAGTTGCTATCAACTCAATTTGTCTTTTGATAATGTGCTGACCGCTTATGACGCGTTGAGGGATAAAGAACTAAATGTGACGGATAAACTCGAAGTTTATCTGTCTTTTTTGATTATTGGCCCTCTTCCAAGAAAGAGAATTTGGGTGGAACTGTACAACTTGATCGATCAGTTGCTTTTCAGCCGTAATTCAACTGCTAAAAAGGTGGATCTGAATGGTAATCCAATGCCGCGTCCAAAGCAAAAGCCTGATTTTGATTTTTCTTTTGATGCTAGCTTGATTTTTGCAGCTTTTTGGCAAACTTATCAAATCGATTTGTTGAAAGAAAGAGGGAAATTGCACTGGTTTAAATTTATAGCAATGCTCGATGGATTACCGGAAGATACTAGATTTTGCTATATTCGGCAGATTCGTGCTACTGATCTTGCGGAGATCAAAGACAAAGAACAAAAGAAAACGATTCGGAAACAGAAACAATTGTTTGCGCTGCCTGGATTAGATGAGGGAGGAGGCGAGGAAGATGGCGGATGGGACAGTTAAACTTATTATTGAGGCGGATGGGAGACAAGCTGTTGCAACGGTAGGGGAACTAAAAGAGAAGATTCAAGAAACTTCAAATACAGGAAAGCAGTCAAAGTTGAAAGATATATTTACTGGATTTTCCCAAGAAGGGCAAAAAGCAAATAATTTGTTAGGGACTTTTCGCGATAAACTTTCGTTTGGTGCAATTGCCGGAGCGGCTTCCTCTGCTGTCCAAACTTTAACAGGTGGAATCGGCGGATTGATCTCTGAAGCTGCAAGCGCCAGCGATGCGATGGACAAATTCAAGTCAACTATGAAGTTCGCTGGTTTTAATCAAGGAGATATCGATAAGGCCTCTAAATCCGTAAAAAAATATGCGGATGATACGGTGTATGATTTAACGGATGTAGCGAATACGACGCTCAGCTAGCCGCAAATGGGATTAAAGATTATACAGGATTAACTCAAGCTGCTGGAAACTTAAATGCGGTAGCTGGTGGAAACAAAGATACTTTTAAAAGTGTTGCCATGGTTTTAACGCAAACTGCTGGGGCGGGGAAACTTACAACAGAAAATTGGAATCAATTAGCAGATGCAATTCCTGGGGCAAGCGGCATGTTGCAGGAAGAGATGAGGAAAAATGGTGCCTACACTGGAAATTTTCGTGAAGCAATGGAAAAAGGGGAAATCAGCGCGGATGAATTTAACCAAGCGATTTCTAACCTGGGATGGACA